TTAATGCTGCTTAGATCTTTATTAATAAAAGAAGTAGCATATTCTACAGCTTCTTTAAATGAACACGAATCATTCCCAGGTTCTTTCCAACCATATTTTTGGCTAGAAATAATACCACGAATAAAACCAATTACAGAACCCTTAAAAGTCTTTTCGCAATTGTGTGTTCTACATTTCCAGTTACCTCTGTAGGTGTCACCCTCTGGATATAAATTTAATGCTGAAATATTATCTCCACCATGAATTGGACAACTCATAGTTATCATTTTGTTATTGAATTTATAATCTAAGCCAAAAGAATCTAGCAATGATTCGATATTATCACATACCTCATCACACACTATTTTTAGTTTTGCCTGATCATTCAAATGGGATTTGGTCATTGTCATCGTCATCGACTATGAAGCCCTCACTATCAGATTTAGTATTGTTTTTAATTTCCAGATGTGTTTTACCTTCGGTAATTTTAGCACACCAGCCCTTCATACTACAATTAATGTAGTCGTTATCATCTAATCCACCACCGTGGCGACTAACTAATGGTAACAACTTTCTATTACCATTATCAGTACCATCCTCTGCGATTTCCTCATCGCTCTTACGTTTGAAAATACTAAAATTACTACATAGCCAAATGATTCTATCTGAACCACTAGCAGAGTCCGTACTTTCTTTTGTAATACCATCTCTATTTAACTGAATAAAAGCCACGATAGGAACTTTGTATCTAACCGCAAAATTATGCAAACTGGTCATCATAAAACCCAAGACTTGATATTCTTTAAGATCTTGATTAATACCAGCACTATCCATTAGCTTTAAATAGTCATAAAATATCACACAATCTTTCGCGGTTCCATCATCATTCAATCCTACCTCTTTTACTATCCATCGTCTCATAATTGATAGTTGATCTTCAAACGGTTTACCAGCAATAGTTTTATAGAATAGTTTGGTATCTTTTAACGACTTAACAGCGTCGGTGATCTTGTTTTTCTTATCGGGGGATTCGGCAAACTTTCCAGTTTCAATATTATTGATTTCAATCTCTGTCATCATTGCCAGCACTCTATTAATATGGTCTTCCTTATTCATTTCGGTATCCATATTCAATACTGGGAGTTTTAGTTTATTGGCTATATAAAAACCCATATTGTCTGATAAGAGGGTTTTACCAGTTTTTGGCCTTGCTCCAATAACATTGATTGTGCCTTTTCTTAATCCTCCACCAATTGCCTGATCATAGATTGGAAAGCCTGTTGGTATACCAACTTGATCTGTTTTATTTTCTTCAAGATTTTTTACATAGTCCTCAATATCTGATCCGATAGCCACTGGTTTATCATCAGCATCACTCAGTAAAGATGTGAAATTAAAAATACTATCTTCAGCAATACCAATAATAGAGGCTATTGGCTCGTTGCCTGTTACTTCTAATATTTTATCTTGTGTTGTTTCTAACTGCTTTCTTAATAACCTAGCAATCTCTAGTTTACGAATTTTAGCAGCAAACTTGCGAACATTCTCAAGACTAACTGGAAAATCCATAATAGCCTTAAGATGTTGTGTTTCTTCTTTCTTAGAAAGAATATTGGAAACACCAAGTTCTTGAGCAACAGAATATATTGAGGCAATATCTATCTTAGTCTGATGATTATCACAAAGTGTCTTAACACACTTGTAAATAATACTATTGCTATCTATAGTAAATGAAGTTTCTTGTACTATATCAGCAACATCAAGATAAGCATTTTCACCGTATGTACAAATACCAGCCAATACTGCTCTTTCAGCAGCGGGATCACAAAGAATCATCAACCTGCTCCTGTTGAACATTTGTTGCACTTATATCTTTCTATAGACTCTAGAAGAGATGGTGCAATCTTGTCTTTTTTACCACAAACACGACACTGTACTTTTACAAAATCAAATGGTCTATTTCTCGCACTCGGTGGAGGTTTTCGAATTTTTTTATCTATCTCAACATCCTCCTTACACATGCTAAATTCTGCCATCTGATCAAATCTATTAACAGACTTTTTCTTCTTGGGTACAGATGGTTTTGATGATCTTGTTTTAGGTTTAGTTATGGGTGTTGATACTTCTTCAGCATCATCATCCTCTATTAATCCTTTTTGTAAAATAGCTATTAAAGCTTTTATATCATCTTTATCAAGACCCATGCTTCACCTTTGTTTTTTGTACAGATAGGATAATATCCGAGAGATTTTTAATACCATTAGCCAAGTAGGACAATCTATCTGACCTTTGCTTGGCGTATTTCTTTATATTATTCAGCGATTGGGCTTTGTCATTGTGTTTAATAGCTTGTCCAGCCTTTTCTACATATCCATATCCTTTATAGTTATTAATTTCATCCGCTATTGTCTCTTTAATAACTTCATCGGCCCAGTTGTATCTGGCTATCTCTCTGTTGATTGTTCGTTGAATATGAAAAGAGTATTGTGCCAATCTATATGCTATTTGAGCACAATCTTCTGGACCAAGTTTTTCAATGCTATCTCTATTCATGGTTAAGTATTGATTTAATTCATCTGATGACATACTATCATCTTTATATGATGGTAGGCCAATAGATTGCTCATATTCATCAAGAATATCATCCCAGTATTTAATCTCTTCTTTGGATGTTTTAAGCATTTCTGATTTTTTCACTCCACACTTCTTCGGATTCGTTATAAGATAAATCTACATATTTAATATCGTTTAACTCACACCATTCTTTTTTCTCTGTGTCTCTTCTTTGAGATTTTAAAAAATTAAGCATATTAGAGTGGTAGAATGGAGTAAACTTATAATGTTGTTCTCCATGAACCTCAAAACAAATCTTTTTTAATGGTAAATAAAAATCTAAATAAAGCGTTTCGCTTTTTCTTAATTGTATAGGAACTTCTTCTAAGATCTGTAGTGTGGGATAACAACTTGCAATAAGGTTTCTGGCCGATAGATGGTATGAGGATCTATTAACAATCTTTCCTTTAGCCATATTACCAGTTAAAAGCCAATTATGATTATTACCATCCAAATCTTTAATTAGCATTTAACGCCCATTGTTTCCTTAATAGACTTAACCAAATCTGTATACGCTGCTTCATTTTCTAATAGATATTGTCTAACCTTCTCGGCACCCTGAAATTTAGGTTTATCAGCCAATGCGGTTAGAGTATACCAAGCACCACCCTTGTGGATGATTCCCATATCTGATGCTAGTGTAATAGCCTCCATGTATTTGTCAACCCCCTGACCATACCGAATATAACTTGTAATATTGCCTCCCGGTGGCCCCAGAGCCGAACATACCACTTGCCACTCAATCTCCTGTCCTATCTGTGTACTATCGGCACTCAGTGTCCAAGGCTTGAAGGTTTTTGCTCGTAGTTTGATATCAGTTTGATAAGCAATAGCCTGACCACTCTTCTCTTTAAATTCTGCACCATATCCTGTGGGGTTTCCCATTAAATGGGTAATACCAATTACAATATTCTTATTCACAGGAATAACATTAGCAACTTTACGGCAAAACTTTGCTAGTAATTTAGCGCCGTCTGCTCTTTGCATCTTATCCATTTCACTAGTAATTTCTGCTTCTGTGCATAGTGCAGAATACGAGTCGATGATAACAACACTGCCAGGAATTTCATTAATAATTTTTTCTCCAATCTGGAGATATTCTTCTGCGTGTAGAATCTTACCTTGCTGACTACCAATAACATGAAATTTATCTAGATTTAATCCTGGTATACCTTCTAAATCTCTCTTTTTCAATCGACCTTCTATGTTTAGGTAGTACACTTCTCGTGACTCTTTTAGTGCTCCTTTGTATTCTGGTCTTTGTGCTGTTGCGGCAAAGTCCAGCGATGTGGTGGTTTTGCCACACTTGGGCTGACCAGTTAATACAACGAAACTTCCCTCTGGAATACCACCATTTAATACAATATCTAATGATGGACTAACTGGTATAATAACACTTTTGCGATCAACAACAGCATTACCAGTTAGAATAATATCATCACCAAAAGTTTTTACCACATCTTCTTTAAGACTCATTATCAAGATCCTTTAATTTTGAAATAATATTATTACGTTTAATTGTTGTAGCATCTCTGAACGAAACATTATCTGGTCTATCATAAACTTTAGACAAGGTTTGATTTTCGTTATCAAGACTATGCTGTTCTTGTTCTATGATAGCGGGAAGATGGGGCGCTCGCAGCGAATAGATTTTTTCAGTTTTTGGATTATTTAAAGCCCTAATGACCGCAGTATCAGAATACTTTTTCAGCAAAGCATGTGCTGATGCTATCTGATTACGATAATACTTCTCCAATTCTGGAGTAACCCAAAATCTATAGTGTAAATCCTTTTTATCCTTTTTTGCCATTTTCTCACAGATGAGTTCTGTGATATACTGGGCTGCGGTCACACTTTTCCCATTCGAATATTTCGATGGATATCTTTTAGCGGGCATTGTTCAGTTGTTCTTGGGCCTAAAAATATATCCTTCGGTACGCTTAGTATTATTATATTCAGCGTTTTTGATAAACTCATCCGACAATTGAGACGCTGCTTCTGTCATTATACTAACACTATTGCTTTTTTTAGCAGATGTTTGTCTAATCATTAAGTCTTTAGTTTTATCTGTTTTGGCTGGAGATGTTTTAGTTTCTGGCAAGAACTTTTTTACAGTATTGATATTGATACCTAGTTCTGCTGCTATTTCTTTTGGATCCATCTTTTTATGTTCCAATAAATATTTAATCGCATATTCCTTATCTTTAGATAGTTTAGCCATCAGTTTAACTCTCTTTCTGCATTGTTAAGCCATGCTAGGTTTTTTGTTGTTAAGAAGTTCAAATATAGATCAAAAATCTTTTGATTAACTTCTTTGAATTCAAACTGCTTTCTACCAATCTTAGATAGAAATTTAGTATTTTTACCTTCACTATAAAGACCAATTGGATTATATATTTTACCGTATGTACCAACCTTAATATAGTATCTAAGCGGCTTATTGTCTGTCTGTACAGACTTGGCTACTACGATATTGTTTTCTTCTTTTGATCTTGGTCTGTTATCTTCATCCAAAAATTCATGATCACCTAGCATTGTATAGTAATTTACAACCCTATTCACTGGTGGAGAATTTTCTTGATGAAACATAAATTCAGTAGACTTTAGCTCGGCCATATAGTTTTAGCTCCCTTTTTCATTCTTGTCATACCCGCTGGTAATGGTTTTTCTTCTTTGTGTTCTTTATATGAGTTGTGCTTTTCATATAGGGCTGTTTTTTGATCACTACTCAAGCGATCTCTATTTCTATTGGCTAGATCACCGATAGTCTTTAGTTCCGAATCAGATTTTTTTACTGATGCTATTTGTGTTGATATGTCCTTGCAGTATAGTCTATAAGTATCTTTATTACCACAACCAACACACTGAGCCTTTTCCACATAATCACGAATATGAAAAAATAACTCAAAATCAGTATTACACGATGGACAGAAATATGAATAAGTTGGCATTAGATTATATAAGATTCTGGTAAATAAATGGACCACTCTTGTGGTATATCGTTCCTTATTTTATTCAGATGGTGGCTCACAGGCAAGTATTTTATATTTTTCTGCGGCATCACTGGTAGATTCTTAAGAGGCATATTGGCTTGTTTTGGAGTTCTATTACCCTTTTTTCTGTTGCATTGAACGCACGCTGTTACAATATTAGTCCAGCAAGTTGGTGTTCCCAAATTACTTTTCCATGCTGATTTAGGGATAACATGATCATATGTTAAATTATACATATCAAAACTATTACCACAATATTGACACGTATGATCATCTCTAATAAAAAGATTTTTACGAGAAAATTTTACTGTATAATTATTAATTCTAAAATATCTAGCAGTTTTAGCAACTGCTGGTATGGGATATTTTCTATTATTTGTTCCTATTATATGATCATTTTTATAGAAATCAATAATCTCAGCACCCATACTCTTATCATACTCATACCTCATCGACCATACAAAAGCCTTTTTCCAGCTAATGATGGTCAATGGGGTATAATCTGCGTTAAGAACCAAACATCTACTATGTTTTAGTTTCATTTTCGTAAACGTCCAATCGTCCTAGAATTGTTCCTATAATTGGATTTCTGACTATATCAGAAAAATTCAAATAGGATATTCCGATGCCGGGTATATCTGTTAAGATATTAGTCATAGTATAAAAACCACCCTGCATATGTCTATGAAGATCTGATTGACTAACATCGCCAGTTAATACCATTTTACTACCATTACCTAGTCTTGTCAATAACATTTTTAATTGATCGTATGATGCGTTTTGGCACTCATCCGCAACAATAAAAGCATCATGAAAATTACGACCTCTCATTAATCCTAATGGTACAATTTCTATTTTATTATTAGTTTTTAAACTAGCATATTGTGCTGCTGGAATAAAGTGATTAATTTCATCTAATAGAGGTAAAAGATAAGGGTGTAATTTTTCTTCTGCTGTTCCGGGGAGATAGCCTATCTTTTCGCCAGATTCAACTACTGGTCTTGTTACTACAATTCTTTTAACTTTTTCTTCTAAAAGATATTCCAAAGCCATGCCAATGGCGATATGTGTTTTACCACTACCGGCTACACCCTGACAAAAGGTTATATGGTTTTCTGCTATGGTTCTTATATATTCTTTTTGATTATCTGTTCTGGGTTTTAATTTATTTCTGTAAACAGAAGGAGCCACGATCAGGTTATCTGTAATATCGATAACTCTAGATCTTTTCTTACTACCTTTGTTATTTTTTCTCAATGTAAGCCCTTTTCATATAGAGTTAAATTAGACAGGCACCACCGGCGCAACTAATTTCCTCTATACCGACCGTATTATCCTCCGTTTCAGATAGTTGCGTGTAATCAACCTTTTTGAAACTATTGAACAGATCACAGTAAACTTTCCAGTTATAAACATCTTTCATGCAGTATGTTAATCTCTTAATGTCTCCATTAAAATATTTACCCGCAAAATTTTTCATTTTTGTCACAAAGAGTAATTTATCTTGATTGTCGGTTTCTTTCGCTTGGTTCATACTAACATAATCACAAGCAGCCCATAGATTATTATCAAAATTATTTAGTGCTAATTCAATTAAACCCGAACACCACAATGCAGCGTCTCCGTATTCTTTTACAATTTCTCTACTAGTATATACTGTAGTGAATGGTGCTTGTGTATAATCCTTATCTCCGCTTTGTGGGATCAAACTTATACCAGCAAAATATTTACGATTATCATAGATATATTTGGTCACTTGACCCCATTCATCTGGCTTAACAGTAACGGTATTACTAACATTATGACTAAGATATTCTTGAGTACATAGTGTTTTATTTTTACCAGACTGTACCCAGTTCTTTTGAGTTTCTTTTACTACTGCAAGCATTTCTACTGCTGGTAATTGATTTTTTAATTTAGCCCCATCTGGTACTTCAATTGGAAACTTAATTACCTCGTCTGTATTATTGGCAGACCACGAAGACTTTTCGCAGGCTTGTGGGTTTAGTTTCTTAAAGTGTTGGTACGGTGCTTCTAAAACATTAGCCTGCACATGCCTTATATATCGTTTGGCGTGATGAGGATGTATACCAGAACTGGTGCCAAGCATACTACTGCTAGTGCCTTCTGGTTTTAGACAGGTTACTCTGGCCGCTTGATTAATCTTAATTGTTTCTGCTAGTTTCTTATTTGTTTCTACTGCAATTTTAGCGCCTTTAGTTAAGACTTTTTCTGTCAATACTAAATCGTGCTTCTCCATTGTGCCCGTTAATGAAACTCCTAATAAAGCCTCTCTTTCAAAGATGTTCTGACTAATTTCACCCAAATATTCTAGTTTAGTAAAACCAGCCTGTAATGTGCCAATAATAGCAGCAGCCTTGCATCTTTCATAAAAATCTTCTTCGTCGGTAACACTAGAACAATTAATAGTAGAAAGATTGCATCCTTGCCATCCACTCTTGCCGCTTTCTTCATCAACAGGCCACATACCAATTTCCACACATGGATTAAAAATCATTTCTGTGGATTCACTCCAAATAAATCCTGGCTCTCCAAACTCTTTCACGGACTGCATGAGCGTTTCAAATTCTTCCAGAGTGGTTTCGTTCTTTAGTAATAGTGCTGAGTTATTGCTTCTTGCTCTTTGAGGATTCTCAACATACCAATTTCCGGTCTTAGCCTTCGCCATATCTTCATCATCATGACTAAATAATGCTAATGATGCACTACGTCTAACGCCACCACTTAATACAGCATCACTACTATGCATCACAATATCATAAGCATCAATTGGTCGTAGTTTCTTTTGACCATTAGCAACACAGTGATCTAATAGCGCTCGTATCTTTTCTAGACCATTAGCTAATGGCTCATATCCTGGGGCTTTACCAACACCGCTTGCTAGTGATGATCCCTTTGGTCTGATTTCAGAAAAATCAAATACCACATGAGTATTTTTCCAGTCTTTAAATTCTTCTACTGGCTTACTAAAATATGAACTCAATAATACGCCTAGGCTATCAGCCCATCCTTCAATACTATCATCAACAAGATATACTCTAGCCTTACCGGGTTCTGGAGTATGCTCTAATGTTGGTAGTTTGGCAACATGATGCTTCTGAACACTAAAGCCTGTGCCGCTACCACAAAGCAA